CCGCCAGTCGTTGAAACGGACGGCGTAGCCATAATGCCACGGGGAAAACGGTTGGCGTTACTGGCTGTGTATACATCGCCAATAGTGAACGTGGTGTTGGGCGTGACGGCCATAGCGGAACCTTACCAGCCTAAACGGCTTGAATCTAGGACACCGTTAATAGTGTCGTTTAATATAAACATGTTGTAATAGGTGTACGGCGACAAATAAAAGTCAACTTCGGTGTGGTCAACAAATCCTCTGACTGTCAAACCTTCGGTAACGGTGCGTTGCGATTGCATGACGCCGCCTGGCGGTTTGTAATCTAAATTTAAATTTACAGTTTGGGCTAACATATATTGCAACTGAAAAATAGTGTTTTGGCTGACGTCTTGCACCGTTAATTGGTATGCCTCAGCTGTTGGGTCAGCCATGCTGTTAGCAATCCATTTAGCCGTATTTTCCCCGTCGCTAACAGTTAAATCTAAAGTTGCAACAGTCACCGCCGAATAACCTAAAGTTGCGGCATTGTCGTTTGTGTGCGTTTGGGTTGCTAACGACTCAGGGGTTATTTGCGCTTGGTTGACAAAAGTTTGGTTGCCGATGGCTTGCACACGATTGAACGTTTCGTAAATAAGTGTGTAAGCATTTGTAGGCCCAAAAATAAAATCGTCATCAAGATTATTTGACGACGTGTCGTTTAAAGGGTAATACTGATGTTCGCCAAGAACACAAGTAAAATTTCCCCTGTCGGTTGCAACAATTTGATTTAAACGGCTGGCGTAATCGCTTGAATAAGTTAAAGCTCCTCGAATTGGTGAAGTATTGCCGTCTTGAACAAAGTTGCCTGGGTAAAATAACAAAGCGTCTATTTCATCTATTTGCGTTGTGTTAGACGCCAACAATTGCGATTGCGCTATTTGTTGTCCAGCTATAACCCAAGCGTCGCCCAAAAGGATTGTTGCTGTGGCGTCGTTGGCGTTGCCTGGCGTGTCATTGTAAATAATGCCTTGCACCCAACCTTTAAAAGTAACATCGCCTTCACAAAAAATATAGACTTTCTTACGGTAAGACAAAGACGCCGCCGCTACCTGCCCCGAATTGTTACGCATAGTAATTTGGGCTGTGCCACCAGGGTAATTATCTAAAACGCTTTGGCGTCCCTGCGTGTAGGTAAACGATTGCACGCTAGAAGTAAAATAAAGAAAGTCGTCTTGATTTCTAAACGTCCAATCAAGTTTTGCCATCACATATTCCGAATGTTCACCGGCACGGGGCCTGAAGTTCTGACGTAGCGTTGCAGCGCATTGACTACGGCTTGCGGGTCAGCGCCCGACACGTTAATTGTGATGTTGTTACCGCCCATAGCGCCGTTAGGTGTAATGGTTCCGCTGCTGCCAGGTGTGAACAATTCGGGGCCACGTTCCCCCACAAGGTAAGTCGTACCGCCCATAACAGGACCGCCTGACGCCATACCTGCTATGCCAGATTGGGTCAATAAATCAAACGTGCTTAACCCTTTAAGTTCAGCGCCGCTAGCTAGCCAGGCCGCCAAGTCAAGGGCTGATTGCGGGCCTGAAGTTGTGAACCTCAACATGATTTCTTTGCTGTTGATATCGCCAAAACCTGACGCTATTGCAGCCATGGCGGTTGCAACATCTGAAGCAGCTTTATTGTATTTCACAATATCTGAAGCGCTACCTGTAGCAAACGCTTTAGCGGCGGCGGTTTCCAATTCCTTAATTTTGGTTTGGGCTTCATCTAATGCAACGGTGCGGCTTAACGTATCGGTCAAAATTTTCCATGCTGTGTCAACGTTTAGGGTCGCAACCTTTGCTTTATCCAATGACTTAGTTAACGGGTCTAACGCTTCACCTCGAAGTTCCGCATACTGCCTGGCAAGTTCCTTGGCCCTTTCAGCAGACACGCCTAACACCTTGCGTAAACCGTCGGCGCTGTCCGTCGTCTTACTGAAGTCAACGGCTTTTAATTCTTTAAGATTGTCAAGAAATGGGATTAAGTTATAGCCACGAATCAAAGCGTTAATGACTTTAATCCAAACGTTTATGACAGTCTCAAAATACTTCACAACAGCTTTGACGACAGTTTGAACTACCTTGCGGAAAAATTCTACTTTCTTATACAACACAACAAAGACAGCGATAGCGGCGACAATCCCCAACACAATATAAGTAAACGGGTTAGCCGCCAGCAAAGCTGCTTGGATAGCCAGCTGGACATTGACCGCCAAAATGGCTAAAGCTAAAGCGCCAACAATGGCAATGATTGCCAAGAATACGCCAGGGTTTTTTTCGGCCCAACTAGCGAACGCTTGCAAGTACGGTAGCAAAGCTTCGAGGACAGGTAGAAACGCTGCACCTATAGATTCTTGAGTTTCAGCAAAAGCAATACTTAGTTTCTTTAGGCCGCCTGCTGCCGTGTTTGCGGCTGCTTCGCCAGCGCCACCAAAGCTGCTTTCTAAAATAGTTAAAACTTCTGCAAAACTTCCACCGTCCTTAATTAGTTTCATTACTTCAGGCGACAACGCTTTGAGACCTCTAGTGTTGCCAACGTAGGCCATAGCTAAAGCCTCGGAAACGGTTTGCAAGTCTGCACCTGTAGCCGCTGAAACATCTATAGCAACAGACAAAAGGTCTTGTGCTTCAGTAACGTCCTTTGTTGCTGTAACTAATTTCATTAACGCTGGCCTTGCTTCACTATCGTTAATGGCTACCGACCTACCTAAAGTGCCAATATATTTTTCTACGCTGGCAACCTGTTTGTCCGTTGCGCCGGTACTTGCTTTAAGTTGACGGGCAAGGTTTGCTTGTGCAGCCTCATCTTCAATGGCTGCCTTTACTGAAGCACCAATGACAGCAACGACAGCACCTAAAGCAGCAGCGGCAGGCACAGCGGCTTTCTTAATGGCAAATTGGGCTTTCTCGCCTGCTGTTTCTAGTTTGCGAAATTCTTTTAACGCCTGCTTAATACCAACGTCTTTGAATTCTGTAATTAGCGGAATTGTTATGCCAGCCATACCTAAAACCTCAACTTTGTTTGCGTCTTTGACGCTACTTTGCCAACTAGGTCAGCCAGATTGCGTCTAACTTCGTCTTGCTTGGCGTCAGCTGCGGGCCACATGCTGCGGGAAGCTTTGCCGTATTTGTTTAACGCTTGCCCAAATCGGTTGCTACTGCTACGCCCTGCAATGTCAAAGATTGCGCCGCTGGCGTCTTTCTGTTGCACCGTAAGAAATGCTGCCTTACTTGGACGCAATGACACTTTGACGCCACGTACAGCCTTTGTTTGCACATACGGGAAAATCTGCCTACCTGTCTTAGTTGTCCACTTGCGAGACATGCCAGATAGCGGCGCTTCGCCTGCGTTGTTTAGCGTTGCCTGGGCGTCGAGGGTAATCGGTTTAAGGGCTGTGACCGCTTCTTTACGGAATTCTTTAAATAGGGCAGGTTCCAATTTTTTTAATTCTTTAACAGCGTCACGGATACCAATCACTTCGGTTTTCATCGTTACGCCAGACATGCCCTATTTCCTTTCGTTTAATACCTTCATCACGGTTAAAAGGTCGTTGGTATCAAACTCTATATGCTGGGGCCAATACCCTGTCGTTGCCAACAGTTGCGCTAAAGCGAATCGGTAGTGTCCCCGTCGATAGGGTTTTCCGTTTCGTTGCCTACGACTTCCAGCACAACAATTTTTTTAATAAAATCGTCTAGGACTACCGGCACGACAACGCCAATTTGCTGTAAGGCCGTATGGGCCATAAACGCTAAATCCTCCATACCGATTCCGTTAGCGATGTTGGACGCCTTAGTTTTAAATCGGCGTTCCCATGCAACAATGGTGAAAAGGTTTGTTGTTACTTCTAGTGGGCCGTCGCCCTGGTCAACACGCAGCGTAAGTTTCATGTCGGGTTCCTTTGTTTGTAGGTTGAAATTAGCTGACAGCGGTAGTTAAGACGCCGCCCTTAAACGTAATGGAAATAGTGCTTAATTCGCCCATGCTGGCGTTAATGACGGGCAACGTTTCAAGGTAAGCGCCCGTCAAAGTAAAGCAAGGTTCCGTGGCGCTAGGTGTCGCCAAACCAGCAACGGTGTTGGAAACTTTAACGGTTGTGGTTGTGCCAACTAAGGCCGCAAGTGTGGCGTATGTTTCGGACGCAGCATAGGACATATAAAGGTCAAGGGTGATTTCTTGATTAAACAGGCCAGATACAAACACCCGTGACGTGCCACCAAAAGCTGTGGATTCGAGGGCTTCGGCGGTGTTGGTCACGGTGGCAGACGTGCATTGGTCCGTCATTGAAACAGCGTTTACAAGGACGCCTGGATTGGAAAGATAAGTGCTAGTAGCCATGGGTTAATCCTTTGGTTCGTTGGTAATAGTTTTAGCAGATTTTGGCGGTGCTGTGTCCTCAACAATGAAACCGTGCAACAGCAACGCCTCGACGTTCACGCCTGCTTCAGGTTCGTATTTGTCGCCAGGTGTTCCCACCCGTGGACTAAGTATCTTGTATTTCATGTCATGCCCCTTGTGCTTGTAGGTCTACGGTCAAATCATAGGCAGCGAAAGTTTGCCCGCCAACGGTAACAAAGCCAGGGCGCCCAGACTTCACAGCGACATTGCTTGCGAGAAGCGCCGCAGACATGCTTAAAACGTTGCGTAAGCCGTCCAAATTGCCTGGCCCTAATGTCAGCACCTTTACGCTAAAAGACATCTTAACGATAGTGCTAGACAAGGCTTCAAAATCGGGGGCGTCTAAAAATACACAAGGCGGGTTTAATTGTTCAGGGTTAAAGACAACCCGTAGCCCTGTCACCGTTTCAAGGGTCAACGCTAAATCGTCTATGGCCTCATTGAAAAGGTCCGTATACACAGTCATTAGGCGACAGCTGGTCTAGGG